ATCCACACAGAAACGCACCACACAGAACGAACAGAGACATAGATTAAAAAAAAGGGATTTAAATTAGATTCTTTTATAATAGCCAAAAAAGAGAGATCATGAGGAGCATTTGAGAGGATATCACGAAGTCTTGACAACACATCAGGGGAAATATCATGACATTCACGAACTCTTACTCTATACATGGAAGGTCATGAGGAGTTGCATCAACTCCATTGCGATATATTCACTCCATTTCACGAACTCATGGAAGGTCATGAGGAGTTGCATCAACTCCATTACACTATATTACTCTCCTCAATAGTTTACTTCTTTTATATCACCTATATTTACAGAGCCTTCTAAGCGACGCACTTTTGCAATGGCATCTCTTTCGTTTTTGGCGCTGATCAATATAGTTCTGTGATTGAAACCTTTTGCACCTTTGAAGCCAGGTAAGGCTATTAAATATTTTTTAGAGCTTGATTGAATACTACTCATAATATATGGAATAAAAATAAAAAATCTCGAACTCTATTATCTGCGTTTACCAGTTCTTGAATCACCAGCTTCATCTTTTGTAAGAACTACTAGATTTCCTTTATTGTATGCTTGACCCACTACAAAGTTAGAGTTGAGATTGTATCGTTGATCTGAGGGAGATGTGGAGGCTCCAGGAGAGATGTTTGATGGGTAATATGGCTCATCTGGACGATAAGGTTCTTGAACTACAAGAGGCTCCCATTTTGGTTTATACTTACCTCGAGATGCTTTGGGTAGTGGTTTCTTTTTTCTGCCCGAAGGTGTGTAGCTCATATTGCCATGTAGGATTGCCATAATATATTCCTCTCTCGAAAGGTATCATTATACTAGAAAGAAAGAGATAAGTCAAGTATTATTTCTTGGCAGAGATGTCTCCATTCTCAGATATTTCAATGATGTTCGAGGATTCAAGTGAAGAGAGTATTACCGTTCCTCCTAGGAAGTAACCCTCTTTCTGTCCTGCCATATATGAAAAGTATGTGTTTGCTGTGATGAAGAGTATGCTAATGATTATCCATTCAATTGTCATAAGATTCTCCGAAGAAAGGAAAGTAACACTATTTATGCTGCTGCAGTTTCTGATGAAAGTTTAGAAAGAAACTTATTCATTCGCATTCCTAATACATTATCAGCATTCACTTGTTTAGTTACAGCATCGTCAGGTATGACCATAAAGAAGTTGACCGAAGGATTCTGCTTTGCGAACCACTCAAAGTATGCGATGCGCCAGTAGTTATCATTCTCATGAGCATGAGTCTCAGGTCCATAGTTCGAAGTATTCTTATAGATGTTATCGACCGATGCATCTCCTGAAAGTATGAAGTCAAATCCCAAGCAATATAACATGTTATGACCAAGAGCGATTGCCTCGGACATGGCATTCATTCCAGCATTGGATCTTCGGCGAGTATATGGATTATACTCTTTAGATTCCCAACGATCTTCTTCAGGTGGAATAATCACTTTCGTGTGCGGGAGTTCTTGTCTTTGTATTTCAGCGATCATTCCATCATCGATCGCGATCAGATAATCAAGTACTCCAAAGTCACGATATAACGCATTACACCCAAAGGTGGTAATCGGAATATCAAAAAGGTCAATGGGCTTTCGGCTTGGACCGTTACCTATGATGCACGCTGCTTTCGGTTTCATAATCTAAATCATCCCAATTTTCATTCACAGTTGCTTCTTCAAGTTTTACCTTGGCATTATGACGAGATTCTTTTTTGATTCTTCTCATCCTAAGATTATCTTCAGTGTATTGCTTAAACCGCTTTTTAATCTTACGACCCATAAGGTCTTATCCTTCTCGTGTTAGATTATATTATAAAATAAATTTGACAAAAAGTAAAGTTATTTGTTCTTTAACCTTTCTTTCATTATAACCTCAATTTGCTCAGAAGTCAACTCTTTGCCAGCACCTTCAGCCACTGCTTTAATCTGGTCGTACAGTTCCCAGTATTCAACGCTATCAAGATCTTCAAGTAACATCTCAAAATCCTCAATATTATAAATAGGTGTGTATCGCGGAACGGCAATTCCCATACACTCTAACACTTACCAGGAGTATCAGCTATGACTATTTATCACAAACATCATATCGTCCCCAAACACATGGGAGGCACAGATGACCCATCAAACCTTGTCGAACTTACCGTAGAAGAACACGCAGAAGCCCATCGCAAACTATACGAACAATATGGTCTCTGGCAAGACAAAGTCGCTTGGAAAGGTTTATCTGGAATGATCGGTAAAGAAGAAATCATGAGAGAAATATCTCGGCAGAATGGTAAAATAAACGGTAAAAGAAATGCTGGTAGAAAGCATTCTGAAGAATCAAGAAAAAAGATGTCTGCATCACATACTGGTAAAATGATGTCAGAAGAATCAATAAAAAAGATGTCTGAAGCAAAGGCTGGTAGAAAGCTCTCAGAAGAACATAAGAAAAAGCTGGCAGCAGCACAGACTGGTAAAAGGCATTCTGAAGAAACAAGAAAAAAGATGTCTGGCAGAAAGCTGTCTGAAGAAACAAGAAAAAAGATGTCTGAAGCAAAGGCTGGTAGAAAGCTCTCAGAAGAACATAAGAAAAAGCTGGCTGATCAATTCGCCCAAGAATGGATTGTCATAGATCCTCAAGGAAATGAATATCAAATCTGTAACCTGAAACGATTTTGTAAAGAACATAATCTGAACGCAGGGAGAATGTATACCATCGCGAAGGGCAAAGAGTCACATCACAAAGGTTGGTCTTGTTCTCTCAGAGGCGCATAATCACGCCACGCCTCACCAGTTTTTCGCTAGATTAGGAAATGCCTCTGCTACAAGATTTCTTGTCAGCCCTTTGTAGGGAAGTTTCCCATTCTTCATCCCCAGAAGAACTTTCGCGTCGTTTGGATCAATGACCTCGAGGAGTTCGATGAAGATTGCCTCTCGGCGATGTTGCTTTAGGTTCTTTTGAGTATCATTATCGCCCTTGACAAAGAGATATATCTTTCGCAGCTCTGACACTAATCGTGCTTCTTGATCAGCATTAGCTGGAAGAGGAGTATATGGGGGATCAGTCTTTGGCAGTAACCATTGAATATTGGGATCATAGGTGTAGCCAAGTATAGTCTTGAGCGCTGGACTGCTGTACTTGTGTAGAATAGCCAGCTTGTCTTTCTTCAGGGGAGCTTCATCAATTTGTTTAAATATCTCATGAAATGTATTATGTCTCATTTTTTATCCTTCGCGAAGATGTGTTACCACATCAGATTCAGTTTCGATTACTACTCGTGCACCGCACGATAGAATTGGTTTGCCATTATCAGAGTACCTGACCACACTTGGACCAAGTATCTCCACATCGTGACAATATTTATTCGTTCTGCCTTCCTTGACTGTGATAACAGGCTCATCAGTTCCATGCTTTAGATTAGCACGGATCTTATGCTGATTGACATGAATATATTTCTTGCCCACTAGAAGTCTCCGATGTATTCAACAAGGTTTCTCAGTTTATTCTTAATGAAGTAGTTGAGTAGACCACGCTTCTCTGGTATGTTGTAGCTATCATACTCTTCATTGATTTTATCTACTATATCGTTTGGAACCATCTCAAGATCAACTAACTGTTCGTTTCTTCGATAGTTTCTTAACATCATCTCATTACAGAACTGCTCTGGCTCTTGATCTACCCAAATATCAATTTTCTTAGAGGCAAGTGGCTTCTGCCTTTCATTAGCGACAATACAACCATCAGCTGAAAGAAAGTTAGGAATACCATCACCTCGATCGCCACGCATAATGTGCTCACGAAGGAACCGTCTCGGATCTTTAATCGTGATATGTTTTTTAGTGATAGGACTGAACTGATCGACATTACTGTACTTCTGTAATTGCCCAAAGTCTTTATCGCCTGACAGTATCAGAATGCGCTCACAACTATCATTATTCAACCAAGTTCCGAATCTACGAGTCAAAACGCCAATGACATCATCAGCCTCTGCGTGTTCAACTTGTATCACTCGATATGGGAAGAACTCTTTCAACTCATCTCTTATCTTGTTGAGAGAATTGAACACTTTACTCCAATCGACAGTGGACTTCTCGCGATCTTGCTTACGATGCGCTTTATAATAAGGAAATAAACTCTTGCGCCAATAGTCACGATCATCACAACAAATGACCATTTCGCCATACTTAGAGCCAAATTTGGTCTTATAGCTCCGAATGCTATTAAGCACCATATGCCTGACCAGTTCCTCACTAAAATCTTCACCGCTAACAGCAATATGCTTCATCATATTAGCGATCATGACTTGATTAAGGTCGAGCAGAATCAAATTTCACCTCAGTCCCCTAAATTGGGAATAATTAATTTATTCATTATATTATAAAATGAATTTGCCAAAAAGTAAAGTTTTTATTCGTCATCTTTTGGTGATGTTGGTGATGTGGGATATGGGTTAAACGGATTATAGTCAACGATCAGATCAGTATCAGAATCATCAAAGGAATTGATTTTCCACCTTCCCATCATTAAATCATTTTTTTCGTCATATTCAACTTCAATCACTTTATCGGCAGCTGATTGGAGAAAATGCCAATGCCCCCTTGCTCTGAATATGAGAGAAGCCAACGCTTCAGACAAGAATACAAAGTCTCGAGAAAACTCAACGCTTTGATCAGCCAAATCATATTCGATAAGATCTTCTAGAAGATCATCAGTCCATTTATCAATAATTTCTTCAGATTCTTTACGATATTCTTCATGCTCAGCAGCAAGCTCATCAATAATAGATTTACCGCCCATCTTTTCGGTCTGTTCATCTATTTTCTTTTGTAACAATCTTTCTCTTATATCAACTACTTTACTCAAAGAAATTCTCCAGATCATTTGATTGTGTCTTAACTGCCATAGACTCAGCTGTCAATGGCTTCGCAAGCCCAGAAGGCATCCCTCCACGATCCTCAGGATATCCCCATATATAACCGATATCGGGATAGAATACACCATAAGTTCGCTTCGGTGTTCCGTCAGGATAATAAGCCATGGTTGTACAGATTTGGTGCATTTGATGCTCACCGTATTCTCCATAATAACCATCTGTCCAGACCGAATCCTCGAGATAGCGTTGCATCGATCGAGCATAGGTTTCAGCACGAATCCTTTTGACCGCAGCGCCCTTCACCCCAGCTCTCTCATTTTTACGCTCCTCAGAAGCAATCTCTTTCTGAGTTTTAATCCATTGCTTGACCTTTGTCATATGTAAGGGATGCTCAGAATCAAGGGCAAGAACATCGGGATGAATGTTCTTGTATTGTGGTGGGTTTTCTCGCATTCGCTTTTCTCTAGCTTTCGCCAACCGCTCTGTAGCTGCAGCCTTTTGCTCGGGAGTCATTGGCTTTCTTGGCTTGCGGATCTTTTTGCGAACATACGGTGTTGGTTCTTTAGCCATAAATCGTCTCTCTCTATCAATTCATATATTCATATATTATAAAATGAAAGAACGGAAATGTCAAACATATTCTTATAACATTTGGTTATAACATTATATTGAATTCAGCGCTCCGAACAGCGAAGCCCACTCATGTTTTCTCAACTGCCAGTCATAATGGGTGTCAATGTGAAGTTTGGCTGCCAGTAGTTTCTTCGCAGTGTTTTCGCTTCGGATATTACTAATTGAATCGTTGAGCACATTAACAAATATGTTAGCATGAGTTTCTGGATTCTCTGCCCATTGATATTCACGAGCATATCCCGCTGTTGTCTCAAACAAAGCTGCATGATTGGGGCAAACAACCTCACACTGAGCGCTCATCGCTTCAAGGACAGAAATACATGATGTTTCTGGCCAAATATTGGGATAAGCGAAAATGTGAGCTTTCTTCAACGCTTCTCGAACTACCTCATTTGGCTGATAGCCATGATATGTCATTTGAGGATGTTGCTTGATTTTCTCAAATAGATGCTCATACGGCTTGTCGCGCTCTTCCCAACCGTAGATAGAAAATGATGAATACACATCTAGATGAATGTCATCATGAATTTTAGCCAGTTCCTCAAAGCACGGCACTAATAGCTCTAACCCACGATGCGGTGTTGTATGATAGATAATGTTTATCTTATCAGTTGGCTTTCCAGCATCGAGCATAATTGGGTCTATGGCGTTTTTCATTACCAACGACTCTTGATATGGCACACCCAAAGCAAGATTATAAGTTTGCATTTGTTGATTACTGACGAAAATGAGTTTGTCAAATCGTTTTCTACTTTCCGGATCTTTTAAATGCTGAACTTCTGGATCATTCCAAAGATCATGCAATACTAGCAGGTTTCTTTTATTCGGTTCGACAGAACGAACTCTTGAATGAATCACATTCATCTTATCCGCTATGCCCATTTCATCAATGACTGATTTAATTCGTTCAGCCATTATTTCAGTGCCACCTTTGGCGCCAGCGTATGTTCCATCATCAGATGGACCCAACTGTTCAGTTTCGGTGTCGTCAATAATTGTTAAAGACATTGTCTTTTGCTCCTCATATAATCCAATCCATATTCATAATATCTGGCATTTCTTCCACACGATGCATATGGCCACCAGACTTATCGCAGTAATCTTCTAGAACACCTAGATTATAAAATCCAAGATTACCATATGTTTGTTTGTGGCATTTATAAACTGATCCGCTGTGACCTTTGAAGTAATAGTAGTCTTCATCTTCAGTAACACTTGTAATGCCACTGTTCATTCGCCAAGAATCACTACTCGCATAACCACCTCTCCAAGAGGCAAAGACTCGATAATGAGGATCATCGCCTGTGATCTTTACGATCTCCCAGTTTTCAGCATTGTGTGTATTCATTTACCTTTACTAATCAGATAATTTCTAATCTTATGCTTCAATTTAGGCGGTGTGTTATCTTTTTCCAAGGCTTCTTGCAACTCAGAAATAGGAGTTGTGTGCATGTAATAGTGCGTCACTTTGCCTTTTCGATCTTTCGTGCTTTCTTTGAACTTAATCGGCATTCCTATTCACCCCTTGATTCAAGATAGAGTGAGATCTCACACACAATTAAGGCGCAGCTAGTAACAGCTTGAACAGGATCAAAATTAAAAATAGCGGTCAGTAAGCCAATGGCGCCAATTGTTAAACCAGTACCAATCGCTGATTTTGTTTTCATAAATTTACTTAACATAGATTAATCTCCAATAAATTTGTCAATATTTTCTTTCAGTTCTTTTGTCGAAACAGTCTCAACCGATTTTCCTTTTTTATGAACAGACCATTCATCGTCTGCGGACACAAGGGAGAACTTTACATTCGGATATGTGAGATAGATCCCGTCATATTCCTTTTCTTTTAGATTCCAATGTTCTCTGAGAATGTTCCTCAAATCCAGTAGAGTTTGAGGCGTCTGTTTCATTTTTTTCATAGCTAGTCCCGCAATCCGTCATTATAATTCCCAAATAATTGTTGGTCGTGTATTGCCGTTGCCGTCCCAAACAACAGAACAACCGCATTCTTCTATTATAGGTAAGATCTCTTTGAGATTCTTTACTCCATTGTCTCGACCATCAAAACAGAATGAAGATGAATTTTGTTCTTCGGGGGAATAGTGCGGGAAAACACAATAGTCATCTTCATCTGGCGCAATACCGTCTTTATTATAATAACAGTAACCCTTACCACCACAAACAGAACATTCTTCTTCCGCTTCTTCACCTACATATCCTTCACCGCAACAAGCATCACAGTCTTCATCTTCCATTTGACAGTCTTGTTCGTGATTAAACAATACCTTAGAGAAGTCTACT